CGTGGCAACCACGGCCGCAAAGACGATCGGGGCCTGAGCGGATGAAGCGGATTTGGTGGAGCCGAGGGGGATCGAACCCCTGACCTTCGCATTGCGAAAACCACGCTCCACTGTTTTCTGCTGCTTACCCGGAATTTTCCGAGTTTCTAAATCCCTAGCTTTTCAAGCGCAATCTCATTATCTCGAAAGCGAGGGTAACGTCGGGAAAAGCCGGGAATTGTCGTCCCGCTGCTTACCCCCTGCTTACCCGAGCAAAAAGAGAGCGGGGAATAGGGTGCCAACCATCACGAAGCGCCGCGTCGACGCGTTGATGCCGGCTCCCGACGGGGACCGGTTTCTTTGGGATGACGCGCTGAAGGGTTTTGGGCTTAGGGTCAAGCCAAGCGGGGCGAAGAGCTACCTCATCCAGTATCGCAACCGGGAAGGTCGGACTCGTCGGTTCACCCTCGGAAAACACGGCGTACTCACTCCCGAGCGCGCCAGGCAACTCGCTCAACAAGCTCTCGCCGGAGTGGTCGACGGGCGCGATCCTGCCGAGGAAAGGAGTGCTGTCCGTCGCGATCTCACCATCGCGGAGCTATGCGACCTGTATCTGGCCGAGGGCACCGTTACCAAGAAGCCGTCGACGATCTCCCGCGACCGCAGCCGGATCAAACGCCACATTCTGCCGCTGCTGGGCCGGAAGAAACTTGGCGCCTTGGAGCGCGCCGACGTGGAGCGTTTCATGCGCGACGTGGCCAACGGGAAAACTGCGGTGGATGAAAAGACCGGACATCGAGGGCGGGCCATCGTAACCGGCGGCCGCGGTGCCGCAACCGAAACCGTCGTGCTGCTGTCGAGCATGCTTACGTTCGCGGCGAAGCGCCGGTTGCGGCCTGACAACCCGGCTCTCGGTGTGCCGCTTTTTAAGCGAGGCCGGCGAGAACGATTCCTGTCTCCGGCCGAGCTGGGGAAGCTGGGCGAGACTTTGACCGAGATGGAGGCCGAGGGCGCCAACGGAACCGCCCTCGCCGCTTTGCGCCTCCTGATGCTTACCGGCTGCCGCAAGTCGGAGATCTTGACGCTGCGCTGGGAGTGGATCGACTTCGAGCGCGCCTGTCTGCGCCTACCGGATACGAAGACTGGTGCCCGGGTGATCCCGCTCGGCGCCCCTGCGCTTCAGATACTTTCCGACTTGCCGCGGGCAGGTGCCTTCGTCCTGCCGGCTGAGCGGGGGGCCGATGGGCACTTTGTCGGTCTTCAGAAGTTCTGGACACGCGCCCGTACCCGAGCCGGCCTGCCGGACGTGCGCCTGCATGATTTCCGTCACAGCTTCGCCAGCGTCGGCGTCGCCAGCGGAGACAGCCTCTACCTGGTAGGGAAGCTGCTAGGCCACGCGAAGGCCGAGACCTCGCAGCGATACGCCCACCTCGCCGACGATCCGCTTAGGGCCGCTGCGGATCGGATCGCCGGCGCCATCGCTTCGGCGATGAACCCTGCCCATAGTTCCGCCGAGGTGGTACGGCTGAAGCCGACCCGACGAGCGAAAATCTGAGATTTGGTCCCGGCGTCATTGTTTCCGCGCGGTACAAGTGGAACGTGGGGAACAGCATTGAATTGTTGCCTAAAATACTGTTTCCCAACTCGCGAGGGCTTGGGAACGCGGGGAGCGAGCCTCGCGATAGCGCGATGCACGTCCGGGATCACTTTTCACCGGTGTTACAGGTGGTACAGGTGGTACGCGGTCAATAAGTCGTTGATTTCGCGACGCGCATCGCCGATCCGCCCGCGTACCACCTGATTTCGGAGCGGGTGGTACAGGTGGTACGGCGAAACAGCGGGTTAGTGGCGGTGCGAGTGCTCCCGATGGGCCGGCCAGCGCGAACCTCCGCGGCCACCTTCTTCAACCAATCCGCCATGTGCTCCTTGCTGCTGACGCAGATGCCGGAGTTGATCCCGAGCACGAGAAGGGCGTCCACGATCGATCCTGGATCAACGCCACTGTCTTCCAATTTTTTGGCGGCCTCTCGAATTGTCCTGTGAGCCGCCGTCAGTTCAGGTTCCGCCATTTTTTGCACCTTCCTCAGCGCCGCAGCGGGTAGCCGTCTACGCCGATCGTCCGGCGCTCGATACAGCTTTGAAGGGCGCTCAACGCCACGCGCGCGCCGCCCAAGTCGGCATGCGGGTACTTCTCCCGGATCGATAGGATTGCCCGCGATACCCCAGCCCGGAGGCTTTGCAGCAACTCGCGCTCCCTCTTCGTGGTGTTCGGGTTGAATTCCAGATCGGGATCCGGAGCACCTGGCCCCACCACGCTTCGGCTTCTTCCAAGGAGGCACCCCTCCCGAATCGCCGTGCCAAGTTCTTTGATCAGCCTGCCGTTCCAAAAATTGCGTGCATTACTTCCGATCGGCGAATCAGCAATCGGCCCTGAAAGGCGGGGGAGTGTTCGCAGCCGGCCCGGTATTCTATTTCTACGTCCCGTATATCCTCGTCACGAATACGACGCCCCCTTTATTGTCAAAACCAGATCGCATGCCGGTCGCGAGAGGCCGCGGTTAATCACGTAATCCGCACCTCCATCAAACCAGTACGCTCCCTTGGGCCGGCCTCCCTGTGAGATGCAACCCCGATATCACCGGTTCTCTAGGGGCCACGAGTACCGGGTACGAGGATAGTATGTGAACATATGGAAACCGAGCAGTCACCAGCGATACATTCTCAAGCTGTATATATACAATAATATCGGCATCCGCGATCTGATCTCCGTTTCGAGCTATGGGCGGCCCTTGTCGCAGCGCGTAGCTAACCGCGACTTTCGCCCGCTCTTGACGCTTAAACATATCCTCTATGTCGAAGTTTTGTTCCGGATCGGAGTCGTGTAACAGGGCACGATGAGCAAGCCCCGCTCGGGAAACCAGGCGGGGCTTTGGTATTTTCCGCTGCGGAAATCTCCGGGAATATCCCATAGTTTCAGTTGACTTTCCCGCGGTGGCGCGATATCTAGGGGTTAATCATCGGGATTTTCCCTGAGATTATTGCGGAGAAGGGTTGTGAAATTAAACACGTTCTGCGGCCATCTCGTTTCGCTCCTCAATTTGCCAATGAGCGAACTCACTGAACTTCAGAGGGCGCTTAAAGAGACAAGCCAGCACTTCGATCCTGACAGCGAACTCAACCACGATGTCCGCGCTTACGCCGAGGACGCTGGCATCGGGTTCGATCCTGACTTGCTAAGGGGCAGGGCCGGGCCCGGGGGCGGAATCGAGTTGGACGCCTTCCGCGCGGCCTTCTTCACCTTGGCAGTGATCCTCAATGGCCCCAGAAAGGAAAGCGCGCACGCGACCTGGATGACTTGGCACCTGAATCGCGAAGGTTCGGTCTTATCCGGTTGGGGTGATGATTGGAAGCCGACGCTCACTATTTGCCCTCTCACCGGCCAGCACCTCTTCGGCGAAGCCCTCAAGAAGATCGTGGAGAATGATGGTCTCGCCAAGCGGGTGAAAGAAATCCGGGCGGCGTCGGACCTCACCGCCGAAATCCATTTCGATGACAACAACGTGTCGAAGTTCGAGAAGTCCTACAGGGACCGCGATCCGCTCCTTTACCGCGTTGCGGTCGCTAAGGGCACGGTCTGGCAGATGATCGCGGTCCTGCTGAAGCGGCAGGGCTGAGTCAGTAACTCATAGGAGCTGAGATGACCGAAGAATTTCGGGACGTTCCCGCCACACCCGAACTTTGCCTGCCGCCGCACCTGCGGAAGCCGCGGCTGCGGCGATGGGAGGCCAGCGAATATCTTGAATTGGTGCACGGGCTGAAGGTGGCGACCGCAACGCTCGCCAAGTACGCCACGACCGGCGGCGGCCCCGGTTACCACAAGTCGGTGCGGACACCGCTCTACCCGGTAACCGAGCTGGACCGGTGGGCCAGTGAACGACTCGGTGCGCTGGTTCACAGTTCTTCCGAAATCGCAGCCGAGCAATGAAACCGACAGCCGCCTATGCGGCCATGCCCGACCCGGACCTGAACCGGCATTTCTCCCGGCGGTGGACAGCACCGGTCAACGATCGCGATATCCCGGTGGCTCCCCAGCCGAAGACCTTGGATGACCTGTTGGTGGACCTCGTTGACCGAGTGGCGCCGGCAGCATCGGGAGACCTGATGCGCGTCATGACTTATCGTGTCCGCCCGCACGGGCCACGCATACAACGAGAACGCCGCCCGGCTGGGAACCAAGCGGCGCCTCCTTGCGAAACCACACAGATAAAAAACGAAAAAATCTTAGTGGCGAGCGCCGCCGCAGGCAAGCGCGACTGCTCTGGCCTGACACCCGGCCAACCGCTCGCGAGGAGAAGATCCTCGCCCAAATTGCCTGTAGCGCGCTGCTGGTCAGTTATAGCGGCGGCCGGCCACACTTTCGGTATGAAGGCGCCGGGCCTGTGATTTCCGGGCGGCCCTTTGATGCTGGCGACTTTGAAAAGTTCTTGAGCCTTGGCTGGCTGAAGCCGGGACCCCGCGTCGCGCGGCTTATTCGGGGGTACTGCACCAGCGGTATTTCGCTCGCCCACCATGAACGGCTCACTGTTGCAAGCGGCCGCCCTGTCTCGAAGGGGCGGCCTTAAACGGCAATACTTCTGATGGAGGTTATTATGGCGAGCCTAGATAGCCATGAGCTCGGAAATGCGAAGAAGCTGAATGGTGATACGCGGATCGACGTGTCCGCGATGCCCTCTGATGACATTGAGGCCGCAGTTGATTTGCCGAACCTCGACAAGCAGCCGAGCGTCCTCGAGGAGTTGCCGGCTGACCTGTTCGTGGATTACCGGGAAGGCTTCGCGGTTCGAGAGGAAGCGGCCACTGATGAGGTGCGTTTCGGACGGCCGGGGCCGCAGGAAGTGGCGCACTGCCATCCCGACCCAGCCCGGAAAAAGGTTGTCTGGGGCCTAAAGGACAGCCGGAACAACCGCGGGAATTTGTATGTGCTCCCCCAATCTATGCTCGATCGGTATCCACGGCTAAAGCCGGCGTGCAAGCTCTACGCTATCCGGCAATACATCACGACGGACGGAATTGTCGGGCTGTGGGCAGCTCCATTGCCCGGACCACGGGAAGCCGTCAGCGACGCGTCTCATCTTGAAGCGCAGGAAAATGCGCTCGACCGCTGGGTTCGCGTCGAATGGAATGGAAACAAGTTCACCTGTTACTTGATGAGCGAGGCGGACGGTTTCGGCGATCCACAATTCCCGGATCAATCCTTTGAAGAAATAATCGCGAAGGGGCTCACAAAATGGATCATTCGGGACGCCGAGCACCCGCTGTGTAAGCACCTCCTCAAGGGTACACCCGCATCACAACAGCCGCAGCCTGGCGAGCCCGGCTAAATGTTTGGCTACCGCCAGGTTTGGGCTGTTGACACCGAATACGGCACCAAACCCGATGGCACGTTCGGGCCGGCCCTTCGATGCCTTGTCGCTAAGCCGCTATACGGCAGCGAAGAGGGGCCGATCCGGCTGTGGTACCCCGAGCTGTTCGCGCTGAAGTCGCCGCCGTTCGACATCGGGCCGGACAGCGTGTTGGTCGCCTACAACGCGACGGCCGAATTGCAGGGCTTTATCGAGCTTGGCTGGCCGATGCCGCGCAATATCATCGATCTGTGGCCGGAATTTCGGGCGATCACAAACGGCAAGCGTGGCCGAAAGGACCAGACGCGTCTAATCGATGCGATGGCCTACTACCAGATCGATCACATATCGGCAGTTGAAAAGGCCGAGATGCGGGAATTGGCACTGCGCGTCCCGCCCTATACAGAGATCGAGCGGCGGGACTTGCTCGACTATTGTGAAAGCGATGTTGATGCCCTGCTGGCGTTGCTGCGCTCACGCATGGCCGACGACCTGGCGAAGTTCCATCCTGAGGAGATGCTGTTTCGCGGCCGCTTTATGGCTGCGCAAGCTCGATCGGACCGAACCGGCATACCGCTCGACATGCCGCTGTTGCATGCCATCCGGGAGCACCGGGAGGCAATCTATCTGGCAGTGATTGCAGAGCACGAAGCCCGCCACGGCTGGGGGATTTTTGAGAGCGGCATTTTGCGCCAAGATCGGGTCGTTGCATATTTGAACCGAGAAAAAATCCGGCTTCCTGTCACCAAGAAAACCGGGCGCCCTTCGCTGGCAGACAGTGTCTTAAAAGATTATGAGGAGCGCTACCCGCAACTTGCACCCTTGCGCGAGTGCTTGCGCACGTTGAACACGTTGTCACGATTTGGGTTGCCGGCCGATCCTGACGGCCGCAGCCGCTTCTTCGCCAACAACTTTGGAACTGTCACCGGCAGAAATGCGCCGCCGGCACGCGAGTTCATCTTTCTGTTGCCCGGATGGGTCCGGTTTCTGATTAAACCGCCGCCAGGCTGTGGTCTCGCTTACCTAGATTACAGTGCTCAGGAAGTTGCCATAGCGGCCGCCCTTAGCGGCGATCGAAGGATGCTCGCCGACTACTACGCCGACATTTATTTGCAGCAGGCCATAAAACAGGGCCGCGCCGAACCGGGCGCCACCAAGCAAACGCATGGCCGCGTCCGTGATCAATTCAAAGTAATGGTACTGGGCATGAACTACGGGCAAACCGAGTTTGGTCTAGCTGCCCGTCTGCAGATCCCTCGAACAGATGCCGCCGCCATGCGGAAGCAGTACCTCGACACCTACCCTGATTTTGCCCGCTGGCGTCAGAACATCATGAACGGAGTGTTGCGGTTTGGCCGGCGATACTTCACCTCGCTCGGTTGGCCGCTGTGGACCGATGGATTGCGTGTTGCTGGAGACGGTGAACGCCGTAGCCGTCCAGCGACGATGCGGGCGATGTCCAATCATCCCATGCAAGGGGTCGGTGCCGACCTGATGCGTATCGTGATGATTGCGGCAACCGAGGCCGGTATCGAGGTGTGCTGTTCGGTGCACGATGGCTTTCTGATCATCGCGCCGCTCGATCGCCTTAACCGGGACGTGACGCGGATGACGACAATTATGAAGGCGGCTGGCAAAGCCTTGCTCGGCGTGGATGTGCTGGTAGGAATACCGGATATTGTGCGCTGGCCTGACCGGTTCGTCCCGGAGAACAAGAAAGGCTCGCACGATACCTTTCGGCTCATCGTGCAAGAGCTGAGGCGGCTTGACCCCGACAACCCACCCCCCCTTTTTACCCCTGCTTCACCCCCACACGTAAAAGGCGAAATGGCAGAAATGCAGACCCCCGTTCCATCCCCGACCCCCACCCCCAGACCCCCTATATGAGTAAGTAAGAATGAGTACTCCTTATATTAACCCCCGCTCTTTACCCCCAATCTTTACCCCCGCTCTTTACCCCCTGATTATTTAGAAGGTTGGGTACCTAATCATCTCTTGACTCGACATTGTTTTTTCGGCTTTTGCCTGAGACGACGGTCAGGATGTTTGATTCTTTCAAGAGATTCTTCCGAGGCACCGAGCAACGGTCGACACAGTTCTGCTCGCTGCAAGACCCGCTGACGGCCGTGTTGCTCGGCGGGCATGGCCCGACCATGAGCGGGATCAGCATTTCGCCGCAGACCGCGCTGCGGTGCTCGGTTGTTTTCGCCTGCGTCAAGGTGCTCGCCGAAACCGTCGCAGAGCTGCCGTTGAAGCTGTACCGCAAGCGTCCTGACGGTGGCCGCGACCTCGCCGAGGATCACCCGCTCTATTGGCTGCTGACGGACGCGCCGAACGACTGGACGCCGATCAGCGAGTTCAAGCTCAGCATGACGGCGCGGTGGTGTCTCGACGGCAACGCCTACGCCTTCGTCTCCCGCAACCGCAGCGGCGTGATCGAGGAAATCATTCAGAACGAGGACGGCCGGACGAGCGTGCGGTGCGACCTGATGACGGGCGAGCCGCTGTACGATGTAACCGATCGTTCCGCGTTCAAGGGCACCTATTCGCGCCAGGCGATCCTGCATGTGCGGGGCTTTGGCAGCCCGCTGACGGGGTTGTCGCCGATCGAGTACGGCCGCGAGGCCATCGCGCTTGCGCTGATCATGGAGCGGCACGCAGCCGGGCTGTTCGGAAACGGCGCCAAGCCCAGCGGTGCGCTGAAGCACCCGAAGACGCTCGGCGATACGACGATCGCCAAGCTTCGCAAGCAGCTCGAAAGCCGTGCCGGCGGTGAAAATCCGGGTGGCACCTTGATCCTCGAAGAGGGCATGGACTGGATTCAGTTCATGCTGTCGAGCACCGACGCGCAGTTCCTCGAACTGCGCAAGTTTGCGGTGCAGGAAGTCTGCCGGCTGTGGCGGGTGCCGCTGCACATGGTCGGCGATCTAGACAGGACCACACACAGCAATGCGGAGGAGCTGGGGCAGCAGTTCCTATCGCTTTGCCTATTGCCGCTCCTGCGGCTGTGGCAGGACGCGATCAAGATCACCTGCCTGACCCGGGAAGAGCGCCAGACGCTCTATCCGGAATTCCTGATCGATGACCTGGCCCGCGCCAATCTCGCGGCGCGGATGACGGCGTTTTCGCAGGCGGTGGCGGCCGGCATCCTCAACCCGAACGAATGTCGCGCGCTCGACAACCGAGCGCCCTATACCGGCGGCGAGGTGTTCACTCGCCCAGTCAACTCGGCGCCGGTCGATAATAAGGAGCCTGCCAATGCCGCGGCATGAGGTAGGCGGTATTCAGGTTCGGTTCGCCCCGGACGAAACCGGCACCTTCAGCGGCTATGCCGCCGCTTGGGCCAAGCGCGATGCCTTTGGTGATCAGTGGATGCCCGGCGCCTTCACCGACAGCTTGCGGGCGCACACTGCCGCCGGCACCCGCCCGCTGATGCTGTGGCACCACGATCCGACGCAGCCGATCGGGGTTTGGGAAGATATCCGCGAGGATGACACCGGCCTAAAGGTTACCGGCCGGCTGGTGCTCGACAGCACGGCCGGCCGCGACGCACACGCGCTGATGAAGGCCGGCGCGCTCGACGGATTAAGCGTCGGATTCCGTACCGTGCGCTCGGCCAAGCTGCCCAAGGGTGGCCGGCAGGTGCATGCCGTCAGCCTGGTCGAAATCTCGCCCGTGACCCTGCCGGCGCAAAGCCTGGCACGGATCGGGGCGGTGCGCTCCGCGGCCCTGGCCGCACCCGCTGCGGCCGAGCTCGCCGCGTTTATCCGCGAGCAAGCGGCACGACTAGGAGCAAGGAAATGACGCACGGTCTTAGCGTCGCGCGCCTGCCCGATTGGGAGACACGCGACGACGGCGGTGAAGGCGGCGGCGGCGATCCGATCGCCGAAATCCGCACCGCGATCACCGGCTTCACGACCGCGGCCGAGACGCGCATGGCGGCGATCGACGCGGCCATTACCGGGATCGGCACCCGCCTCGGCGATGTCGAGAAAGTCTTGCGCCGGCCGGGTGCCGGCGGTGGCGGTAACAATGACAACAAGCCGACCGGGATCGAAGCCGAACGTCGCGCCATCGCACATTTCGTGCGCACCGGCGACGAGGCGCGGATCATCGAAGTCCGCGCCGGCCTGTCGGTCGGATCGGACCCGGACGGCGGCTATTTCGTCATGCCCGCGCTCTCGGCCGGGATGACGAAGAAGCTGTTCGACCTGACGCCGATGCGGCAGCTCGCCCGTGTCGAGACGATCACCGCCGGCGACGCCTGGGAAGAGCCGATCGACTTCGACGAAGCGGATGCGACATGGGTTGGCGAAAAGGAAGTTCGCCCGGCCACGGACACCCCGCAGATCGGTAAGCTGCGCGTCCCGGTCGAGGAAATCTACGCGCTCCAGCCAGTGACGCAGCGCTTGATCGATGACGTTGGGTTCGACCTCGGCGGCTGGGTCGAGGGCAAGGTCACCGACAAGTTCATCCGCAGCGAGGGCGCCGCCTTCGTCACCGGCGACGGCAACAAGAAGCCGCTCGGTTTCCAGTCCTACACCAAGGTTTCGACCGGCGACGCGACACGCGCCTTTGGGCAATTGCAATACGTGCCCGGCACCGACGCCTCGGCGGTTAAGGCGGATGGGCTGCGGGCGCTGGTGTGGGCGGTGCGCGCGCCGTACCGGCCCGGTTCGGCCTGGCTGATGAACAGCAACACGGCAAGTGCGGTGGACCAATTGAAGGATACCCAAGGCCAATACCTCTGGCGGCCGAGCATGCTCGCCGGCGCGTCAGACACCATGCTCGGCTATCCGGTGGCGATCAGCGAGGACATGCCCGACGTTACGGCGAACGCCTACCCGATCGCCTTCGGAAACTGGAAGCTGTTCTACGTGATCGTGGACAAGGCCGGCATCCGGTTCCTGCGCGATCCGTACTCCGACAAGCCGAATGTGCAGTTTTACGCCTACCGGCGTGTCGGCGGCGGCGTCGCCAACAGTGAGGCGGTGAAGCTGCTGAAAATCGCGACCTCGTAAGGGAGACGCACGATGCGGGACTTGGTGAACAACCTCACCGTCCGTCGGGCGATCTCGCCCGTGTCGGTGAGCGACAACACGGCACAGGTGAGCCAGATCATCGACAAGCTGGGTTACGGCTCGCTGATGTTCGCCATCGCGATCGGCTCGGTAGCCGATGCCGATGCGACCTTCGCCGTGCTGGTCGAAGACGGCGATCAGGCCAACCTCTCGGATGCCGCCGCGGTGGCCGATTCCGAGCTGTACGGAACCGAGGCGCTGGCCGGCTTCCAGTTCGATGATGACAACGAGCTGCGCAAGATCGGTTATGTCGGACATAAGCGCTATGTCCGCTTGACGATCACGCCGAGCGCGAACGCCAGCGCCGCATTGCTGTCGGCGCTGGCGATCCTCGGGCACCCGCGCACGGCACCGGTGGTGAACCCGTAAGAAGGCCGGTGCCATGCTGACGGTCATCGATCACGCCGACACGCACCGCCTTATCACCTTGGCGAGCATCAAGAGCGAGCTGCAGGTGTCCGGCGGGGCCGATGACGCGTTCCTTACCAGCCTGATCGATCAGGCCAGCGCGACAGCTGAGAGCTGGTGCCGGCGCACGTTCGCCGAAGAGACGGTGAGCGAGACCTTCTATCTCGATCGCCCCGTCTCGCCGATCGAGTTGACCCGGTATCCGGTGACCGAGATTGCGCCGGTCACGGTGGCCGGCACCGTTCTCGATCCCGCTGTATACGAGGTTGAGGAAGATACCGGCTGGCTGTACCGGCTCGACGCCAGCGGCGGGCGCTGCGCTCGGTTCTGTGGCCGCGTGGTGGTCGAATACACCGGTGGGTACATCTTGCCCGACGCGCCGCAACCGACGCTGCCCCATGATATCAGCCGCGCCGCGGCACTTCTCGTCAAAGGCGCCTACTTCGCCCGCACCCGCGACCCGGCAATCCGGAGCGAGAGCGTGGAGGGTGCCGGTTCATTCGGCTACTTCAGCGGCGCCGCCGGAGACCTGCCGCCCGAAGTCGAGGCGCTTCTGAGGCAATACCGCGCTCCACGAATCGGGTGATGAAATGCTGAACCCCGGCGACTATTCGCTTTGCGACCTGTCAATCACCACAGCGTTGAGCGCGGTTGCGCAAAGCCCGATCCAAAACCTTGACGGGATCCTCGCGGCGATGATCGAGGCGCGCTTCGCCTACGGCAGCGGCGGCACAACCGCGAAGGCATGGGTTCAGGTCAGCCCGGATGACGGTACGACTTGGATTGATATCGCGAACTTCGCCTTCACCACGTCAAGCGCCATCAAGGTCATCAACCTGTCCGGGCAGACGCCGGTCACCACCGCGATCACGCCGACCGATGGCGCGATGGCGGACAACATTGCGCAAGACGGCATTCTCGCGTCGCTGATGCGGGTCAAGGTCACCACCACCGGAACGTACAGCAACACGATCTTGAGCGTGAAGGTGAGCGTGCGGTGAACAGATATCTCGCGCTGCTCGATCGGCGTTTGGAGCAGCGCGGCGAGCTGGTCTACCTCCAACGCACGGTTGGAACCACCAATCAGTCAACCGTACAGTGCGCTATCCCGGCGATCGTGCGCGCCCTGACGGTTGAGCAATTGATCGGTGCGATCAGCCAGCAAAATTTCTTCATCATCATCTCGCCGACGCACATCAACCGCCAGCAATGGCCGGGCGGGAGAACGCCGGCCGCTACCGGCGGCGTTATTACCCCGACTGACCCGCGCATCCCCGTTACCAGCGACAAGGTGGTGATCCGAGGTGCGCAAAAGGCCGTGCCGCGCGTCGCGCCGGTATTCGACGCCGGCGAGTGTATCCGGATCGAACTGATGGTGCTGGGGTAGGCCATGCCGTCCGCACCGCCTCGCGCGTGCCGCTGCGGCGCGCTGATCCCGGCCGGCAAGCGGTGCCCGCACTGCACCAAGGCCGCCGACCAGGCGCGGGGCAATGCCGCCGAGCGCGGCTATGACGCCGACTGGCGCCGTGTTCGGGCGCAGCACCTCGCCGAGTACCCGGGGTGTTCGGTAGCCGGGTGCGACGAGCGCGCCGTTGAAGTCGATCACGTAATCAGCGTGCGGGAGCGCCCGGAGCTGCGGCTCGACCGCGGCAACCTGCGCAGCATGTGCAAGCCGCACCATTCGAGCCGGACCATCGCGGATCAGGGAGCAAACAGGGGTAAGGGGGTTCGGTTTCGCCATTGACGCGGGCGGGGACCGTGCCGGGATCTTGCGCGCAACAAGTGGGAAATTGGGGTTTTCGGATGCCGCAATCTAAGGTGTCAGACTCACGGGCGTACCAGTACGCTGCACGGAATCGAAGAAATTCGAGAGGGAGACATCCAGTGCGATTCCCGATGCCTATCATTATTATCGCCACCTTTGCAAGCATTGCAGGCCCGATCATGGCCGCTGAACAAACCATTGAGGGATTTCAGGATACCAGATGGCGTATGTCAAAAAGTCAACTGCAAGAAATATATGGCGCAAAACTTACAAATTGGACCAGGTCGATAGGAGGAAAAGAGGCTCATCCCGTTGTCCCAGGTTAGTCAATATGTAGTATGACGGTGCGGTGCGCCGGCGATCAGCGTCGGGCGGGTCGGGACATTGGGTGGGGG